GATATAACCCGAATAAGTTTAGTTTGAGGTGCGTTTATGACTTTCACCGCTAAGTTAAATCCAGTTACTGGCTTACCTTTTACTCGTGGTGGTAGTCCCTTTACTATTCCAGAAGTAAAACCAATGAAGAAAGATTTTGCAACAACGCCAGACGATGTTCGGGATTATGCAACTACGTATCCAGAAGATCTATTTGGTCCTGCAACAACGCCTTCCACTAGTCCCTTCGCTGATCCGATGAAAAAAGCGGCAGTAAGAGCTTCTCAAGCACAAGGCGGTTTAGGTTCTCTTTCGGGAAACCCGCTATCAGGAGGAGCCTTTGGCTCTATCCTTAGTATGCTTAGAGGTAACACGCAAACCATTCCCGAAAACCCAGCAAGGTCAGTTGGCCCAGCAAGGCCATTTAATCCATTTGAAGGCAACGAGCAGTATCAGGCATTGATGGACTTTCAAAAGTCTCTTGCGCCTAGCCAAGAGCAGCGGCAACAATTGCAAGATTTAAGAACAGCGTTTGAGGGAACGGGCGCGTTTAAAGACTACCGCATTAATCAATTGCAAAATCAATTACAACGCCGACCTATGATGGGCATGGGATTAGGGATGGCACGTCCGATGGGTATGGGTATGTTTGGCGGGTTTCCAATGCGTCAACCAATGCAGCAGCCTATGTTTGGCGGTCGTGGCTTTGGCGGCGGTTTCGGCGGTGGATTTGGTATGCAGCCAATGCAGCAGCCTATGCGCCAGTTTGGTGCTTTTGGTTTTAATCAACCACAACAGATGCAACAGCCGAACTTTTATTCGGGTTATGGAGGTATGCAGCAGCAGATGCCAATGCAGCAACAACCACAATTTGGCGGGTATAATCAATATCAACAGATGGGTAGTGGATATGGTGGATACGGCGGTATGCCTAATATGTATCAGCCTCAACAGATGGGCGCTCAAAATCGTGGTATGAATCAATTTGGTGGATTTGGATAAAAAAATGAGGCGACCTGCGCCTCATTTAAAATATAATTTACTAAAACACTGTCTCCTTCCTATTCAAAGCCTTTAGCATTTCTCGCTCAACTCTTTTAGCGTCTGCAAATTCTGATGATATTTCCCAAGCTACAGACTTTAAACTTTGTAAAACGATTTCTATTTGATCTGCTGTTAAAGTAATATTTTTTAATCCCACCTAGCTTCTCCTTTCAAAACAATAGCGGGTCCAACAATACCCGTACCGCAGATTTTAGTGGCTTCTTCGTTAAATGGTAGCCCGTTTAGCAGGCCCTCCTCGTTTACAAGGATTTGCCAGTCTTGATGCTCTGGTGAGTGTACGAGTTCCACAAGACCCCCGACAATCTCCTGCGCCTCTTCAAGCGTTGGCTTTCTGTCCGTAAATGTATGAATCATATTAATCTCCTTTTACTAGAACTTGGTAGTATTACCATATAATCCCATGTCAGTCAATAGTAGGTTCGTTCCTATGTAAATTGCCTCCCACAACGCCTAAAAATTTCTTATCACCAACTCTGGTAACTTTATATCCACCAATTCGACCTAGCGTCATAAGCTTTTCTACGTCATCTCTAATTGTAGATTCTGATACATCTAAAATCTTAATATTTTGGGCCGTTATGTCATCTTGTGACGCAGTTTGTATTTGCGCCCAGATACCATCGTTTTTGCCTCTTTTTGTTAATGGATCTCCGTTTGCCTCACGTTCAGCAATAAATGTATAAATACGATCTAACCTATCTTGAACTCCCTCTGACATTCTTGGTGCATTAATGTCTATAGTTCGATCCTCAAGCAGTCCTGTTTCTGGATTGCGAATAAAATTTCTAATCTCACGATTAACTGGGCCGTTAGATTTTACAATTGCACCATCGAACACTGTATTGCGCGAGTATGTAACACCAAGTCTTATACATCTTTGCCTAGCAAGATCTTCACCGACCTGCCACACTGAGAAAGCGCAACGCACACCATCAACAATAGCTGATGTACCTCTAATAAGATTACGAGCCTGCTCTGGCTTGGTAATTGGAGTGTCATCTTTGACCTTTGCCATATGGTGATTGACAATTACTGTAGCCCCTGTTTCTGTTGCCATACGCGCAAGAAGACCCATAAAAGCTGCTCCTGCTGCTGGATCAGCGTTTACATCTGCATGAACAAACGAGGCCATTGGATCAATAACGATAAGCTTTAAATTTTTCATTTGCAGCATTTGTTCATAGATTGTTTCAAACTGCTGACCTGTTTGATACTCGTTATCCACCTTTCGCATAATAGGAAACACGCCGCCAAGATTGGGTAATGGCAGTATTCTAAGTTTGTGATCGTAAGTTTCCCGGTAGTTTAGTGGGTCAAGACGAACAATTCTGCGATGTATTTCATCTTTATCGTCTTCTGCTGTAATTACAATTGCATCACCGTGCTCTGCAACAAGTCCACCGAATGATCTCTGCATCCCAGCGCCTGATGATACTTTCATGGCAAGATCAAGCGTCATCATGCCTTTACCGCTATCTCCTGCGGCTGCAAATATCACTGGCACACCTAGAGGTATTGTATCACCAATGAGAAACTTCTGCTCTGGCGCGGCTCCTATAAAATACTTATCAATAAGCAAACTATCATCAAGTAAGGAGATTGGTTTTTTTACCCTACCTTCTTGTGATTTTATAAAATCATCTATGTCAAACTGCTCTTCAATAGCGTCTGCGGCATCCCATTTTTCGGACTTAGACGCTGGTATTTCAAGCATGAGAGTAGATTTTGCGCCTGCTTGCTTGGCTTGATTCTCTACAATACGTGCAAGCTTTTTACCTGCTTCATCATTATCGGGCCATAATATTACTTCTTTGTTACGAAGGGGAGAGAAGTCGAACTTATGCGCTGTGTTTTCGGAGAGCATACCTGCCCCGCCAATAGTACAGGTAGCGGTCAATCCTAGTGCGCTTAACGCATCTGCACACTTCTCTCCCTCAACCCAAATCACCTTGCCTGCCTCCAAGATGTTCGGGATGTTATAAAGAGGACGAGGTTCAGGAACCCCTTGCCTCCCATTTACAAATTGACGAAATTGTTTTTTTGGTTTCCCGGTGCTATCCCGAACAATTCTATTACTTGTATCACGTTCAAAATATTTTCTGACAGAAACAAGCGTCACACCATCTGCATCTGTATAAGTATATTCTTCTTCAAACGGTGTGTTTGGTCCGATAGATAGTTTTTGCTCTGGCTTTAACTCAAAGTTTTCAACATTGTTCGGCTTAACGATGTTTTCAGGAGGCGGAACATAATCTTGTGACATATATTCCTTGAAGTATTCAGCACATTCTCTGGGAGACATACCGCGTCCCTCTTTGAGTATTTTACAAATACCCCCCACACCATCACCTGATTCAAAATCTTTGCCCTGCAAAAACCACGGGCTGCTAATATCTATATTTATCCGTAATGAGTTTCCCTTTTCACCTCTAAGTGAGCCGAGAAGAAACTCTCTACCTCTTCGAACTCCCTCTGGAAAAGTATCAAATAAAGCTCGAAGTTGCACAGAACGCGGAACTTCATTAGAAATTTTTGTAGCTAACTCTTTACCACTATTGCCAAATCTTAAAATATTCATTATCTTGCCCCTATTGTAGTCCTGAGTACCAAATGTGGGGTGCGCTTTTGATCTGGTTGCACCTCACATTTTTTCTCCCCAACAAGTCTCCTTAAATTCGCAAAATCTACATGCAAAAAAATCTTTGCTTTGAGCGATGCGTGGTAGAATGTCACCTGCTTTTGCGGCGGTCAAGATGTTTACTGCACGATCACTCGCTTCTTGAGCTAACTGTCTGTTATAAGGAACTAATTCATAATAAATTTCAGACGTATTTTTATTAACCACTGTAAACAAAGCTGGGTGTGAATCTAAGTGCATATAGGTTTGATACAGTGCAATCTGTGTTGCATATGTTGGATTTGCTTTTGCAACACCAAGCCTAACAAATGCTTGAAACTTTTTATCATTTGCTGATTTATTTTCCCATAGTGACGGATATGCCATAGGCACAGGCCCATCACAAAGAACACCATCTATGTGTCCTTTGATTTGATCATTCGCTATGGAGAAGCCAAATTGTTCACCTTGACTATCTTCAGTGCGTAAATCAAATCCTGCATCTTTAATCCACTTAGCTGCATAATCTTCTATCTCATGACCAAACTGAAAGATACGAAGTGTTTGTGCGCTAAACTCTTTATCTGGATCAACGGGATAGTTCAGATACCTATATTGTATCTTGCGAGAGCATTCTTCACCAATGCTTGACGCGCCAATGTACTTACGTTTTTCTCGCCTTTTTTCTTTCGCAACTATGCTGCTGTCTACTACTGCCTTAATTTGTTCAGCTATTGGATCTTCTTTAGAATGGGATTGAAGTAGAGATCCAAGTACCTGTTGACTTATAGTAGGTTTCCTCAAGGGTTCCATATTGTATCTCTTCTGCTAGATTTTGAGATTCTTGTATTCCAAATATTAAAGTATGAACTTGCTCTTCTGTTAAATCCGAAAAGCGTGTGTTCCACCCAAACTTTCCTAATATGTGCGCCAGTTCTTCAATTGGCTTTCGTCCTGCTGCTTCTATAATCAATGTATTACCCTTTCATCCTCTCCTATTCCGAACAATTCTACGACTAAATCTACTTGCTCTTGTTCAATTTCTTTATTTCTAAATTCAAAAGAAACTACATCCATGCCGCCAACTGCAATTGTGGCTGACCCTACAACGATTAAATTTTCAGATTCATCAATATGATCTCTAATGACTTCATGAGCCTTACCGTTTACTTCATCAAAGTTTTTAATGTCTTTAACGTGACACATGACTTTATATTCATATGCCTCAAAAGAATCATTTTCCTCTTCAACGATTAACATTTTAAGTTCAAATCTAGCCATTCTTTCCTTCTAACTTATTAGCTAATTCAGATATTAATATACATGTTTCTCTTTTAGTTAATTCTTTTTTGGCTACCTCTTCACCGTCTACCCACATATGCACTACTGGACCTGTTTCGCCTTCACGCACCGTTATTAGTATAACTTTTTTCATTGCAACTTTTCCTTTGCCTTATGAAATGATTTCTCAAGACCATCTTTGTTAAAACAAAAGTTAATTGTGCAAGCTGCGCGATACTTTGTCCATGAAAAATCCATTGGACTAATTTCAAATCCATACTTGCTGAGGAGATCTTTTTGCTTTGGAGAGGCTGGTTGATTTAACCACCTTTTAGATTTAGTTGCTGCGTTGCTATCTTCAATTTCACGTAAGAAATCATCTGCGGCTGACATTGCTTGCACTTTACCACCAATAGACACGGTTCGCAGATAGCCATTCTTTGCTTTTACAATTCCAGCCCACATATCATCGGTAAGTTCACATAAGAACGCAAAGCCTTCAAAACCTGTAGCCATCATAACTTTACTTTGACCAAACGGATCAATCCACATAAACGGCGATAATTGCATAAGATCGTATTCGGTCATTACAAAATTTTCGAGTGCAGCTTTTTTCTCCTCTGCAAATTCATGACCACATATAGGGCAGAAAGAAACACGAGCATGAACTTCAGCCTGACACTCAGGGCAAATTTTTATAGGAGCCTTTTCTTCTTCTTCTGGATTTTTTGGCTTGTCATCCAAGTTAACTGCATCATCAATGCTACCATGCGTAATTACAGACGTTCCAAAGTCCAAAACAATGCAATCAGTCTTAATAATATCAGGATAAAGTTCTTGATCTACAATACGCAAACCACGACCTATCATTTGAACCATTGTGCTCTTCTGTGAGCACGGCCTTGTCAAAACAACACAGGATACAGGGGGAGCGTCAAACCCCTCTGTGAGCACCGCTACGTTGACCACAACCTGTAAGTCACCATGCTCAAGATCATGCAGCACACCTTGGCGATAAGTTTTGTCTGTTTCACTTGTTATGTATTCGGCTCTAACTTCAGCATCTCGAAATGAACGGCAAAGATGTTGAGCGTGATCTATAGTTGAACAAAATACAACAGTCTTACGATTCCCGGCTTTTTCTTCCCATTCCCGAACAATTCTATCATTTATGATTCCACGGTTCATAATTGCAGCGACTTCTTCCATGTCATATTCTTTGCCGCGTTTTGTAACTTTGTTAAGTTGATCTGTTAAACCTAAATCAACCACGTAAGTTCGAGGAGGGACGAGAAAGCCTTCACGAATTAATGTTCCTATTTCAATCTGGTGAGCACAATTATTAAAAACATTGCGTAAACCTTTACCATCGCCACGGTTAGGCGTGGCAGTAAATCCAACAATCTCTGCATGCTCGTTATCCTCTTTAACCGCATCAATAACTTTTCGATATGTTGGTGCGGCTGCGTGATGACCCTCATCAATAACCACCATATCAAACTTAGGACGTTTCTGGAGATTGTTTTCACGCGATATGGTTTGCACCATAGAAAATACTGCATCACCATCCCAATGCTTGACAGTTCCATTTACAATACTTGTGGTGATGTAGGGATTAATTTTTTTAAATTTTGATTTGTTTTGCTCAACCAACTCATCACGATGTTGCATGATGAGAATTTTTTTGCCTTCCTTGTGACGCTCACCTACGAGTGCCGAAAGCATAATTGTTTTACCTGCACCTGTGGGAGCAACGACAAGAGTGTTACCGTGTTTGTCTAATGCTTTATTTGCATCAGAAACGGCGACCTTTTGATAAGGACGTAACAACATGAGAATACCTATAAGCTAGATGGTGGGGGGTATGCGGCACTCTGCCCCCCAATCAGAGTTCTAGCAGGCTAGGAAAGCCTTTGCCACTAGATTAGCGTTGCGCCCATGCTGGAACCGCACCGTTGGCCTGTGGTGGAGGCGTTGGGTTTGGTTGGATCACTGATGCAGGGGTCTGCATAACAGGATCCTGTGCGGACGCAAGGTATTCTTTGCTGTTAGGCGCTAATGCTGCCATCAGACTATTCTGATCAGCATAACCATTGTTGCCTTTCTTAATGCCTATCTTGGCACAAATCTCCATGCCATTCAAGTCCATCATACCTGTGATATTACGAGATTGTTGTGCTTGCGGCGACATGTCCGCAGGATCAATATTACGCGCACTTTCGACAAGAGATTTTAAGGTCCGTAACCCAATCTCTTTTGCTTGCGGCATACCGCTAGGGCCGATCTTGTCACCATCAACAAAAATACGATCCCAAAACTTGCGGCGATCATACTCGCCACCAATGATTGTGTATTCGATCTCCATCCACTTTGCACTTGTGTTTTGAGATCTTTTAAACCAAGCCCCTGTGCCAAACTCAGGGATTTCTAAATCGCCTTGCTTGACGATCATTACGGCACGAACCACTGTGCCTTTGGGGATTAAAGAAAACTCACTTCTTTGATTTTTTTGATCTGCTGGTACGTTGTTAAGATTAAGCATTTTAAACCTCTTCGCTAGATGTTTGAGAGTTAGGATCGACAAATGTAAGCCCCTTGTCAACCACAGGATTTTTGCCGCTCATCTTTTCCATAAGCTTACCAAGATGCGGCTCTTCTAATGTGTCCAAGCAACCTGACCGATCTTTTGCGGGATAGCCCCACTCGTTCAGGGGTTGGCACACAAATGCACGATATTGACCATGATCACCTGTCATGATTGCCATCGTGATCATTTCATCAACAATTCCGGGCAATTCGCGCCCCGTCTTGCTGCCTTCGATTTGAAGCGCATAATTTTTGCGCCCATATTCATCTGTGACTTCATCAAGGATACCGACAAAGATGACATTCTTTTCACGAATATGTTGAATGTGCGTAAGCCATCCCATCATTTCCCGACCATGCAATCCGTAAGCTGCGCGTGTATCCAGCTTACCAGAGCGATCAGACCGCGCTTCTGGCTGTTGTAAGCACCACTGAAAGCACAAACGACCTGCTACAGTAATTGAGTCCACAAAAAGAGTATCGTACTTCTGCCATACCTCTGCGCTGTCTCCGAACATGGTAGCAACATAATCGTAATGCGCTTGGCTATAAGGTTGATCCTCACTAAGTGCAGGATTTGCACCACCAAGGAAGCAAGCCAAGTCACGACACTCCACCCATGTTTGAGGCCGAATGACATCAATCGGAAAGTTTTCGATAGCCACGTCACCTGCCTCAAGATCCATAAACAAAGTCGTTTGCGGATTGAGAGTTCGTGCGAGTGTGGTTTTACCCACACCGCTTGGACCACAGACCACGATTTTGTGACCTTTCTTTTCGTTAAGACGTTCATCGGCTGAAATAATTTGAAGTGCCATCACTCTTCCTCCTCAATTGTAAATCCACCTACTTCAACTGTGCGGCATGTTTCTAATAAAGATTTCATCGCAGGAGGAGCGGCATTGTATTTGCGTTCTTCTACAGCCAATGTAAGTTTGCCGTAATGACGTGCATCATCTGCATCTATTTCTTCCAAAACTCGACCAAGCTCCACTTGATCCCACGTTACTTTTTTACGCACCGTGGCTTTATATTTACGATTGCCTGCAATAATGTGTGCAGTTCCAAAGTCTTTACCATCTGCGCGTAACGCATCGCATGATTGTTGAAAGAATGTGTCATAGATTTGTTCATCTATGTCTTTAAGTTCGGCCTTAATACCTGACAAGACCAAGCGCAATTCAGACCTGCGCTCAAATAGCTCACGAGTATTCATGATAATGTCCTTCAATTTGCTAGTATCCCATGACTTAGCAATACAGTTGGGACATGTCAATCACTTTTTTTTAGATAAATATATTTCAATCCCCAGACAGGCTTTCATTAACTTCTTTTTTAACTTAAACTCTGGAGTCTCGATTCCCTTAGCATCTTCAATAATACTGAACCAGTCACCCTCATGGTTTTGCTTGTCATATTGAAAGTCAGAGATGTAAGTGCAAATTTTTTCGTTGTTTACAATCAAAGGAAATCTAACCTGTAATTGTAAATTCTTTACCGTTCCAGCGCGTTCAAGAGATTTAAGATAAAGATACCGTTCAGATTCCCACTTAGAATCGAACTTAATACCATCCACCATAACTTTCTTGTTGCCGTACTTGGGTCTTGACCCACGCCTCTTGGGATTATATAGTGTTGTAAACGTCATATATGGGAAAGAACCTCCATGCCAAATCCAATTAAATACAAATCAGTCGGAGTTTCAATAGATGCTTACGATAAATTAGTTTACATTGCTGATAAAGAAGATCGTGCAATTGGCAGACAACTTTCTCGTATGATTGATGACGCTTATGAGGAAATCATTGCGAGAAACAGACCATCAACTCCACCACCTAGAGCAACTAACATTGGTGGGTTATCTGCCGTATTAGAAGATTAGAGCAAGCCAGCACTTCCTAGACCGCCCAGTAAAGACGCAGCTATATATGGATTTGTCTTTGCACGTTGACGCAAGTTGGCCTGTCTGTTTGCAGCAGTCGGGTCAACTGTTCTTTGAATTGAAATGTCATCAATAGAGATAGGTTGTTGCACCTCTGGAATTGGGATTTTATTTATTTGTGGTACATCAACCTGCGTTCCTTGTGGGCTTGTCAAAAGTTGACCAAGAGCCTGACGACTCGCTGTTTGACCGCGATTAATTGCACCTAAAGTTCCACTAATGCCTCGACCAACGCCAGCAGCGCGTTCGGTCAGAGAAGCGCCTTCCCCTGTAATTTGTTCGGTTGCTTCATTAATTGCTTGTGACCAACTTTGTGCTGCGGCCTCTGGTGTTGTTCTTCCAGTTTTTAACTCCAAAGCACGGCGCATGGTAGAGGGATTATTGAACATATAATCTAACACTTTAAATCTAGACAATTTACCAACGTTTTTAATTGGTGCAGTTATTACCCCGGTTCTTATGGCATCAGCAGCAAGAGAACCTGCTCCCTTTCTACCTGTATCGCGTAAAAATATTAAATCATCAGCTAATTGATTCATATCTGCAAGTGTTTGTTTACCCAAAACTTTTTCTAACATTTTAGGTTGATATGAATTAATTGCATTTTTTAAAGAAGAAGCAGCTTTTTCATTAACAAATATCTCTTCATCTACAGATCCAAGAATATCATTAACAATTGTTCGTCTTATGGTATCTTGAGATTTTACATCATTCTCAAAAAACTTCATAATTCTATTCATTTGAGATCGTGTTGTTTTTGGGCTAGAGATAACGGTGGCAGCTTCCTCTGGGTCTATCTTACCTTCAGCTAAATCACGAAGAACTTTCGTTGACATGGCTTCATCAAGACCAACTTGAGCATCTTTAATGCTTTTAAGAGTTGTAACAATATTATCAGATGGATTTTGTGCGATCACTCTTTCTAAAATATCATCATCTATTCTTTTCATACCACCATAAGACAAAGATCGTGCTAAGTTTTGAACTTCACCCCAATCATCACCAAAAATAGCTTTTCCAGATTTACCTAAACTTTTTATTTTGCTGTTAAAAAGAACACCGTTAAATTTGTTTGGGTCAGCAAAATCCTTGTTGGCGGCAAACAAAGCATCATCAATATATCTTTGAGCTAAAGCTTGGCGCACCTCTTCTCTTTGACCCTTTGCAGCATCAAGAACGGCATTTATGCGATCTGGCGTTTTTATAATGTCATCAAAATACCGACCAACAACTAGCTTAACATCTTTACCAGCTTCTCCAACATTTCTTAAAATATTTAACTTTTCTAATGATCTATAAAGACCAATTTCTTTGTTATATGAGGCACGAGCATTTTCTAATTGCTTCATGGCTTGTTTTATTTTGGGAGCGTTACCTCTACCAACACCAGTAAATGTTATGTCTGTTTTGCCATACATCATATTGTCAATTCGATCTCGCACGTCACTTAACAAACGCCTAGCCGTAGTGTCACCAGTTCCTAACCTTGGGTCCATCAATGTATCTTGAATTTTTTTACGAAGATTTTTCATGCCGTTAAAAGAGGTAAATCCTTTTTTTGGACCTAAATTCGTTAATTGCTCAATAAGTTCGCCAACTTTGGTAAATTCTTCAGGTGGCAATCCTTTTGCTCCGCCATATTCCGTATTAATTACATCGTCAAATCGAGTTTTAAATGCACCTATATCAAAGATAGGAAGCTCACCGCCTGTAGCCTCTACCATTTCACCGTTTATTTTTACCGTACCACGAACTTGACTTAAAGTTTCATCAATAGCTTTCCACTCTCCATCAGCGCCTTTAATAAAGTTTTCATAATTATCAGTAAGTGTTTTTAGCACAAAGTCATCAATCTCACCTCCTTTACGAGTAGATTGAGTCAACAAGTTAACACTTTCATCTATAGCGTTCATGTGTGCTTTTTGTGCATTTTTTAAAGCGGTGGAAAGCTCATCTGCTTTTGCTGGTGCAGATCTACCGATAATACTAGAAAGCTCGTCCACATTTGCAGCGCCATATTCGTCTAATAATTTTCTCTTTTTATCAATGGCAAACATAACATTTTTAACAGCACGTTTTTCTTTACCACCTATAGATTCTGCAATTTGAGACATTCGTGATAAAGCAGCAGGCATACCAGCAGCCTCATAACTAGGCAAAGCACCTTCATCTAAAAGACGTAAAGCTCTTTCAGCGCCTTCTTGACCAAGCTCTACTTCCGCTTGACCTGTAGCACGAGCAGCCGCACTCGCACCTTTACCAGCCATGTTTACAGCACCGCGAAGTGCTTTAAATGTTCCCACGGTTGCAAAATCAATAGCACCAGCTATGGCTGCTTCTTTTGCTACATCTGTGGCTACTTCACCAGCAGTTTGCTTTTGAAGACCAAGTAAGCCTTCAATACCTTCTTCAACAGTTTGACCTACTGCTGCACCAGCGGCGGCAAGTCCAGCACCTGTAACCAATCCGGGCGCACCAAGAATACCGCCAATAACAGAGCCAATTGTTTCTGGAGCAAGGCCAGCAACATCTGCTAAATCACGACCTAATCGAAACCCCTCTTCTTCAATAACGAGATTTTTATCAATTACATCGTAGCCTAATTTCTCTTGACCCTTTGGTGTTAAGGCAAGATTGCCCCCCCGATCTTTTGTATATCCCTCAACGCCAACTATGCTTTGAAGTAAATTTTCTTTCTCTTCATCAGTTTCCATAAAAGAAAGTTTTGCTCTTAACCCACCTTTAGCGCCAGTTGTATAATCAAAGTTTTCATCTTTTTTGGAAGACTCTGTTAATAATTCTTCAAATGATATAGCCCTAGGCAAACCAAGAGAACTACCCCCGGACTTAGATGCACGAAATTCTCTTAAATGCTCTTGTGGAGTTAATGGTTTTTTTTGGCCTTCTCTAAATAAACGTAAATGCTCTTGAGGTGTCATGGTTGGCTTCCAGATTTTATGAAATCTTTCATTGTAAAATTAGTGCCGCGCTCTTTGTTCATTGCGTCAAGTTCTTTTTTGGTAGGAGGAGCATCTTTATAAGTTTCAAAAGTAATACCAAACATTGAATCTAAATTTGAAACTGCTGTATCTAAATTTCTTTGTCTAGCCTGCAAGACAATATCGTAAACTCTGCCTAAAGATTGCAATATTAGAGCGTCATCAGCATTTGCTAAATTTATTTGTCCTACAAATGCTTTAACTCTTTCTCTGTCTTGGTCAGACAATGTTTTTCCAGACTCTTGAAGAATTTCTGTAGCATTTAAAAGTTGTATTTTTTCTAACTTTTTTCTAGCTTGTGCAATTTGTGTTGGTCCAGTGCCTAAATCTAAACCTAAATTTCTACCAAATTGAATAATACTACTACCAATTTGTTTGGGTATGGATACACCAGATTGTATATTAGCTATTAAACCGCTAAATTCATCTTGCTCTTTTAAAATAGACTGTTGTTCGTTTATAATATTTTTAACTATAGATTTTTCATCACTTTGTAAAAACGATTTTTCTTTTTTGTTACCTTTATAATTGCCATCAGGACGTTGACCATCAACAATGTAAATTGAAGGCACACCCTCTAAATCACCACCTAAAAGAGAGATTTTAGTCGATTTTCCGTAAGGATTGCCTAAATCCGTATCCGTTCCTGTGCTTTGTAAGCCTAAATAATCCTTAGCTGTTAAAAACGAATAATTTTTATCAAACTTTGGATCTTTCATAAGCTCACTAAGTTCATATTTGCTTAGGTGAAATAAATCACCTTTATCTAATTTTGCAAATGGTGCGCCATCTGGACCTCTTTCATAAACATAATATTGTTCACGCGCTAAAGATTTTTCTAAATTAGCGGCATCAGTGGCCTGATCTGCGGCTCTTGCTGTTAAAGCATACTTACCAGCCGCTGCTGCACCAGCACGAGCTTTTTCACGCGCTTTTTCAAGAGCAGGCAAAGCGGTTTCACCAGCTTTACCAACAGCACTTAACATCTTACCAACATTGAAGCCTTTACCAGCTTTGTTTTGCATAAGCGCCAAACCAAATGTCATTAAAGCATGGCTCTTATCTACTTTACCACTAATGTCTATGCCTGTGGCATCTGCAAATTCTTTTTTATATTTTTCAAGATCTTTTGTTTTTGTATCAGGTTTAGCGCCTCGAACGGTTTCAAGAAAATCATCCATACCCGCTATAAAAGCATCTTCAATAGTAGCTTGACTTGTGCCGCGACCCATTTCATCTTCAGCAAACTGTTGACTTAAATTTGCTATAGCAGTTGTAGCTGTTTTTTGTGTTTGAGATGGAGAAGTTTTTAATTCAGAAAGTGTGTTATTAATGTCAGCCGACAAAGCATCAAGAGGACCTTCCGCAAAAGTGGGATCATCTTCAGGCAACGCTTCAAGACGCTTTGCAACATCAGCTACAGCTTTACGATCAGCAAGAGTACTACTTGCGGGAACACTTTTTATGTCTTCGAGCGCACGTAAAATTTCTTCTTGAGAAAACTCTTCAGGCAAACCAAACTGAACAACCCTACCATCTGGCCTTCGAAATGCACCGAACACTTGTTCGGGTGATCCGAGTGGCACTCCAGCCAGTCGATCTGCAAGAGTAGCTTTAGTTTCTCCAAAAAGACCAATTTCAGGCAACAAACGAGGCCCACCAGACCGACCCGGACCTTCTTCTTGAAAAAGAGAACCTAAACCAAAAGTATCAGCCATAATAAATCCCTGCGCCTATTGTTGCATATAGCCTTGACCAGCAGTGTACGCACCTACGCCCGATAAGAACGGATTAGGCGCACTAGATGGTTGTGATGTAAACTCACCATATATGGATGCAGATGGCGATCCAGTTAGGAAGTTTTGTGCGTAACTATAAGGTGCAAGCGCCTCTTGCGTTGTTAGCAACTGGTTCTTACGCAACATATCTTCATACTGTTGACCGTATTGACGCTCTTTGCCACCAAGCTCATACATAAAGCCAAGATCCGCAGGAGCCATGCCTGCATATGCCTGACCAATGTTTGCAGACTGCCCTGCTAATGCACCATAGGCTTTACCTATGTTGCCCTGTGCGCCACCCAATTGACCCAAGGTAGATCCCAAACCACCCATTAATCTTCCCGTTTCTAGGCTACGTTTTTTCTCATCTTGTGCCGCACGAGCCTGCGCTTCTGCACTTGATAGACCCATGCTGCGATACATATCAGCAGCTTTTAACATACGGTTTCTGCCAGCTTCAAAAGCCCCTGACTCTGCGCCAAGCTGTGCTCTACCAATATCTCCTAAAGCTGTGCCGCCCGATAGTTGCCTACGCATAGCATCTTCAAAAGCTTTTTGGTTTAATTGACCCTCAGTGCTTGTAGCGGCAAGACCACGTTTTGCGGCATCCTCAAAAGCTTGTTGAGCCATTTGAGCCTCCGCAGTAGACCCAGTAAGGCCACGTCTAGCAGCATCCTCAAAAGCTTTTGATTCTAAACCAGCACCACGAGCACCTAGTTCACCAGTTAATCCAGATGCTTGTAGCGCCCGTTTACGAGCAGCTTCATCAGTAGCCATTGCGCCAGAAAGCGCCTTGTCGTAACCCTGAGACATGAGATTTGCGATTGTATTTTGTCTTTGTTCTTCAATTGCGCGTTCGGTTTCAGCAAGTTGTACACCTGCCCTTGAACCACCAAATGCCCCCGCTCCAATAGCTTTAGCCGCAGCCGCTCCACGAGCCTTTGTTCCTTCACGATCTATTTTTTTAAGAGCAGCATCTATAACTTGTTCTTTGTACGGGTCCATAAACTCTTGTGTACGAGCAACGGGATCGAAGCGCCCTAACCCCTCCTCGGCAAGCTCAAGAGCACGACCTGTTCCTCTTTCAAAAGCTTCACGAGCACCAAACTCACCACCAGTATCAATTGACCTTTCTGTAAATGTTCCACCTTCATCAACGTTTACTATAGGTGCTTGCCCAAGACCACCCTGTATTGCGCCTCGCGCATCTCCAAGCAACGCATTCGATCTACCTCTAGCATCAAAAACGCCTGTGCCTTGATCTGCTCTGCTTCTCGCTCCAGCTAATTCTGTATCAAAAATATCTTTCGCGCCAATTCCACCTCGACCTTCCTGTAAATATGTTTTTGCGTCTGGAAAGTAATCAGAGATAGCACTGCCAATTGTGCCAAGACCCTGCTGTAATCCAGCCGCCGCATCTGGTAGATAACGCGCAACACCCTGATCGTCTGTAAAGTAAGTTTGATAACGATCCATAAACGCCTGACGTTGTTCTGGCGTTGCGAAAGTACCTGCTACAGCGTCTTGTAAGCCACTTTGCGCTTGAACATAATTTGGTATTTGAAAAAGATCTTGGTCATCAATTAGGCCACCACTTAAAACACCAAATTCATCTGGGGTTCCAAATATACGACCTAAAAGGGCTTCATCTATGTCTTGAATATATCTTGGTCTAGCCTGAATTACTGTTTGTGTTTCTGTCATCAGGCTTTCCTTTCCAGATTATTCATCATACTGTACATCTTCTGAATACCCTTATCTAGACTGCCATTACCAGCGCCCTTGACAGCATCGCGTGTCATAACGAACTCACCCGCCGTAAGCATGGCAGGTACATCGTCTTTTGTACCAGAGCCTTCACTTGGATCTATGCCTCCATTTCTTCTGGGAAATTCAGTTGACCCACCCCTTTTTAACATTAGAGGATTAGGATCACGATCTCTTCTTTCCCTCGGACGAAGGCTTATTGGACCTTGACCAAATGGACGATTAAATCTTTCCATCATGCCATATGGATCAGGGTCTTCTTCTTTACTAAACAATGAATCAAGCAACTGTGAGCCTAGACCGAAAGCAAGCATCTCACCTGCCTTCGTATTAAGAATACGGCCTATCCCCTTGCTTGGGTTGGTATTAAACATCTCGCCAAGACCTAAAAGACCTTCTGCTCTTTTAATAGCTTTAGGAGTTTTAAGGCCACCAGATGAACTAACACCCATACCTGCATCTGCAAGTTTCGATCCTGCCTTTGCAAGACTTGCAGCATCTGTATCACCTGCTAAACCCAAAAGTTTATCAAGAGAGTCAACACCAGTGCCAGAACCAGTAAGAGCACCTATGCCGCCGCCAACAGCACCACCTATTAAAGCGTCACGCAAAGATGGCTTTTTGCCTCTAATTGCTTGCAGCGCCAAATTGCCAATAGCCCCTTGAACTAGTGGGTTTCCAAAAAAACCTCCACCTGTTATCGCGCCTATTATATCTTTAATAAAAAATTCAGGCTTACCTGTCATTGGATTTATGCTATTTTGACCTGACCCAACCACATATCGCTTTGGATCAGCACCTGCATCTCTAAACGCCATGCCAAGGCCACGAGCAACTTTTGGATTGCGTTGTAACACCTGTGGAGGCACAACCATTTCGCCCGGAGCGACATGCGCCATGCGTGTATCGCCATTTCTGCCGAATCTTGCCATACCCTGCATATTCACATCCTTACAGCCATTAAAACTAAACTATCAAATCTTTCTACAAAATACTAGAGTGTTCATCATGTTGTTATTGTCACTGACCCAACTTGTCCTGTCGCCTGACTACCTCTAACAAAAGGAGAGTCTGCCAACGGCACACGTAACTGACCTCCATGACTAAAAACAGCACCAGCTTCTAATCCAGAATCATCTGTTTGCAACGCGGTAAATACCGTAAAAGTATTACGTCCTTCTCCAGCATTTTGCATATTTTGTAAATAAGTAGAGTAAGAGCGTAAAACTTCAGAAAAGTATTGAGAGTTATAGTCGGGTGGCGGTACAGGAAAGAAAGGAAGATTAAGATTACGAGACATTATTGCCTTCCATCTGGTCTTACATCTACTCTAGGCGATCCCAGCCTCCATGTAACACCCGCATTTTGACTTTCTACTCTAATAGCAAATGACCTTCCTCTAAGGCGCACAAAAACTTGATCCGTAAACTGTTCTACAGGAACACTTGCAGTTTTTGATATTGTGTTTGCATCAGATGATAAATAATTTCCACCGGGAAAGTTTCTAACTTTTAACGTCATAATTGCGCTAGGCGTTTCAGCAGTAGAATCTCTAAAAGTAACATCAGGTATAAGTCTTCGCATAAATGCAAATTGATCACCTTCACCTAAGTCCATTTGACTGCTTTCAATATAAGCAGTAATTGCAGAGGCAGGTTCTGTGCTTCCATCGTCAAAACCAACTTCATGAAGATATAAATAATGATCGTCAGACGCTGCTATAGGATTAGCGTTTACACCTCTATCTAACCATACAGTTCTTGGTATGTTGCCATAATACCATATCTTTTGCTGATAATTGTATGTAACATATCTATCGTTTTCCGCGCTTGATGCAGAGGGATAAAACCAAGTAACTTCAGCAAATGCAGAGTTTACACCAGCAGTTACCTTTTCTAACTGATCAGTATTTATATCAGTAAATATGTAGTCCCTCACAGAGCAAGGAAGTCTTTGAACCGACCCTGAGTAAATGTAAAACTCCTCAGCGCCCATCCAAAAAACATTATCTTCAACAGCTATAGCGGCTAAAGGGCCTGCTATCGTAATACCCTCTGATATGGCGTTTATACCAAAAGTAAATGGTGGCCCTAAAAATTGCATCGCGTGTAAAGATACATCAGTATAAACAAGAATTTGTTGACGTGTTTCAATTGCCGTTACAATTTTTGAACCTGAACCAATACGCAAATCACCAGCAGTGTTGGTAACTAAAGATTGCCATTCACGAACATTTTCTTGATCACAAAATCTAATTAATAAAGGATCTTGAACCCCAGCGTTAACTTCAGAATCACAGCCAAATGCTATTACGTGCCTATCACGATCTGAAACAAGAACCTGTTTTGCGACTATTGGGGCTTTGTTGGATTCTGCCAAAGAACTTAAAACAACCGCTCTTGATCCTGTTCCACCACTTTTATCCCAATAATAAATATTATTATCTCTTACATTTATAATTAAATCTTCGCCAAAATTATCATGCGACCAAATTCTAAGGGTTTGTCCCGAAGATGTTAAATCAGTAGCAGAGTTCCAAGTTCCGCGCCCCCAAAATCCTGCATTCCAACCGTTTCCGCTAATGGTGGTGTTAAGGCCAGTGTTGATTTGATATGTTCCAACTACAGAACTACCACCATTTCCAGTGTCAGACGCGTTTGAAAAAACAAAAGTCGGCTCCAAACCAGCAGTAGTAGTAATTGACCCAATCGTGCTAACTTCTCTTGCCTCAATTTGATATACAGCAGTGGAAACAACGGAGGTAACTTGATATTCTTGATTTAATACATCCGCAGTAATTAAGCCACCAAGACTAGCAGCACCTGAAAAAGTCACAAAATCACTATCTAAAGCTCCATGAGCCGTATCTGTCACTGTAATTGTAGCACAACCTACATTGGCGCTATCAGAATGTGTAGCTGCTGTAGTATTGTTTACGCCACGCACACATCCAGTTAGCGTATTGCTAGATATAGCGGCATAAGTAATTTCTTCACTATCTATTTTTATGCGACCAGACGCAGGAAAGCCAGATGAACTATTAAGAACAATGCTTTCTGTTTCAGCAGTTATAGCTCCATTTAAAGTATCAAATCCTGTTGCAAATGTTACATCACCAGCAGATGTTGTAGCTCGAATAGGTGTTATATCGTTATAAGCGCCACCCTCGTTTATATAATATTTTAAATGTGTACCAACACCTAAAAAGTTAGTTCCATCTAAGGCAACCCAAGGATGAAGAGCACGGGCTGTGCCTAAAAACGCATTAACAGATTGCTTAATCCAGCCGCCTATTTTTTCAGGATAACCAAAACGAAAACGCACTTTGTCTGTGTCAAACCAGCCACCTTCATTGCTATAAGACGTGGTTTCACGATTTACACCGGGTCTAAACTGAAGTTTCGTAAGTGGCATTATGATCTCCTGTCAGGCCAAACAGCTTAACCATACCATTCTTCAACATTAAAACACGGGCAAGCTTTGTTTGCAAAGTCTGAGTGTCCCTTTACCCACTTAATATCATAATCTTCGTGCAGTTGATCTAAAAGTTTACGCAATGAAGTTGCTTGTTCTTCAGTAAAGTTGTCAAGGAACTTATCGTCTGCACATCCGCCTCTACCGCCGCAAATTGCTACTCCTATACTACCTTTATTAAAGCCGCGTGTATGCGCTCCAGAACGTTCTACGGGTCTACCATCCGCTATCTCCCCTTTACGAGATATAACGAAATGATAACCTATATCTGACCATCCGCGTTCTTGAGTATGCCATCTACGAATTTCTGTTACAGCATCTTCTGCTGATTTATCTGCATACCAACTAGGATTAGTTGCGGTGCAATGCACAACAATACTATCAATTTTTCTCACGTTTCATCTCCAAATATAGTCGCCAGCAATTAACCAACGTGTTTAAATTTATTACTCTGAACAGTATTAGTCACTGCCACATTTGCACTTTTTTCTTTCTCCTTTAAATTTTTTATCCAAGGCGGAACAGAAAGCGTTATTTTAACGCCATTATCTTTAATTCTTTTATCTCTAAGACCTTGAGTGCCTAATCTGTTAGCTTCTTTAGGATCTTTCATTAGTTTTTTCCATTACCTACGACCTGTCATAAACATTCGTGTTCCGCGAATACCTACTGCCGCTAAACACACCACATAAACCAAATATTGATACCACTCAGGCAAATCATTTAAGCGATCAAATCCATTTTTAACCACTTGCTCCAAACCCGGTATAAAACAAAGCACCACTGGAATTAAAACAATCACAGTTACAAACTCATCTTTAATAGAGTTTTGCGTACCTTGCGCCATAATGCGCTCCCAATCCGCAGTAGATGTTTCTTTAGATAATAGAATTTTTGCTTTTGCTTCTGCCTCCGTAAGTTTTAACTTTGCAGCCGCAGCATTCGCATCTGCCTTCCCTTGTAGCCAACTGCTTGCTAAGTTTGCCACTGGCCCCAAAATTGCTTGAATCATTTTTCATCCCCTACAAATGCTTGAAACATTCTATAAACAGCACGTTGATACTCTGTCATTGAATTTTGTTTTCCGTCTTCCATTTGTTGCAGTGCCGCTTGATAGTCATCAATTTGCAACGACATCATTTTAACTTGCTCTCTTGTTTCGTCTAACAGTTTTTTTAGAACGTCTGCTTCGTGCTTTATTGTCATTTTTAGTCCCAGAATTGTGTTTCTTTTGGAACGAACCTTGGTTCGCACCATGAGTCTGTTTTTCTTTGGTGGTAGACACGACTTGAAGTCCAACGCTCGTTTCCACTGCGCTCAATTTCTTTGGCGAAGAAGGTACATCTGTGGATGTCTCTGAAAGCTGCGGTTCCTCCGATTTCATGGGGCGACCCATCAATAAAGACCACCAAAATAAAGGCAAGAACCACTTCATTTTTCACTACCTAACCACACGGCTATCGTTCCTGTCATCGCCCCGCTGACCACTGATATCATTGCAGATTGTTGCGTGGATAGATCATCAAGGCTCATCCCCCAATTTATAACTTTTATGTACATGATGGTCATGACTAACATCATTAAACGCGGCATAAGCTTGTATTGAAGTATTTTTTCAAAAGTGTTTGTCACTTCACACCTCTATGTCAACTTTAGATCCCTGTGGCTGTTCCACAGTTTTCTTCTCACCCAATCTATCATAACTGTGCTGTAAAGCAACTTGTTGCTGTTCAACCACTTTTTGTCGGTTGTGAACGCGCTGATGTTCACGTTGAATATTTTGCTGCGCCTGTTGATTTTCAATGCTACGTTGTGCTTGCTGAACTTCTGCCAACATAGAAAATTCAGATTTTCCTACCATGCTAACCATTTGCTGTCCTCATTAGCCAAACTAAAACAAACAACGCGCCCACACAAATAACAAAAAGCAATATTCCTGCTGTCCACTCTATAATCTTTTGTCTAATTTCAATTCGTTTATATTCATGCTCTCTTTGAGCCTTGCGAACCTCGGCTTCTATTTTTAACAGTTCTTGCCAAGCAGACGGGCCAAGCGTACCAGAAATCCATGTACGAAGCTCTTCGCGTTGAGCTTTTATTTGTCTGCGCTGCACAAACAATTCCATTGCCTGGGCTTCGATACCGCCACCCATTGCTTTGTACCAAGGAGGTTTTTCGATCTGTTTTGCAGCGAAATCAAAATCTGCCATCGCCTTGCCCCAGCGAGACAAGTCTTTGCCCATGCCTTCAAGATCACGTCCGATTTGACAACCTTTGCGGATGGCTTGAAATGCGCTACTGGCGAGAGCAAGTGCGGTGGCAGGGTCTACCATGAGCCAAACCTAGCGTTCCATTAAACGATCTATCTTTTCTTCTAACCTGTCAAACCTGTCCATAACACGATCCATGACCGTATTATTTTCTACTTTACTAACATACTCTTTTGCTAACTCTTCTCTTGTTTTGTTGAGAAGAATTTGAACGCGCCCAAGTTCGTTGTGTTGGCTTTTTAACCACCAACCTAGACCTCCTACTGCGGCGGTCAGTCCAACGTTTATGAGCGCATCCATTTCCATTATTCTGCTGCTACATCCTTCGGTGGCTCTTCTAAAGTCTTTGTCAACATTTCCACAAACGCTTGCTTGCCAACCTGTAACTGGTCAAGGTTAAACTGCGTAGAACCGATCTTACGATCTAGGTCAGTAATATGGTTTATCATTACCTTTTGTTGATCTGTTAGTTGGTCTTCAGCGTATTCTTTGTCGTTAATCTTGATGGATTTTGTTTGTTTCTCAGCCATCTTGATCTCCTTCTAGGTTTAAGTTATGCGACCCAAGGCATACCTTCTGCTGTTTTTACTTTATCAGCTACCTGTGCAGTTACCATGTCTTGACGTGCTTTCTCAATACGTGCTTTAGCTTCATCAGCAGTTTCATCTGATCCATCTTCTTTTTTTCCAATAAGACTTTTATATACCCACGCAAGAACATCAGATTCTTTTAGTGATGCATAAGCTATAAAGTCACTAGAGGATGGATCAGGAGTACAACTAAGTTTACCACTTTCTGTTGAATTACATTGAGAGTCATCATTGTCATATACATTACACTGCCAATATACTAAATCAACACCACCTGTAGAGGCATTGCGCCTCATGTTCTTTACTTCCCATATTGTTGTTTGTGCCATCTTTAGGCTCCTTCTAATGTTGCTATACGTGCTTCTAAGACATCGTTCTTTGCTGATAGTTCTTGTACTGCCTTAATCAAAGCCCATTGAGTATTTTCTATTTTTACATTTTTTGTACCGTCTGGTAAATCATTAACATCATTAGGAAATATTGTTTCTAATTCTTGTGCTATAACACCAGTTCTAACTCCTGATTTATTAAGAACATTTAAACCTTTGCCATTGTTTAATGCTTTAACTTCATCATCTAATTCATCAAAAGTACGGTATTCAAAGTTTCTGATTTTTACTTGGAGTATTTCTGCAAGTCCTTTAGGACTATCTACTATGTTTTTCTTTATGCGTTCATCTGAAACTGTACTAAATGTAGAGGAATTAGCCCCGTTAACCAATTCTCCAGCATTGTTACCATACAAAAACACAGGATCATTACCAAGAGAAGCATCCGACCTTGCAATATAAAGCTGATCATTTGCAGTTGTAACCTGACCACTACCTGCATTGTTTCCGATCAGTATACAGTCATTAGCACCAGAGAGAGTTTCTCCAGCCTCATTTCCTACACAAACATTTCTAGCACCACTGGTCAAAGCATAGCCTGCTCTTCGACCAATTATCACATTATCATCACCTGTTGCAGTCGTAGTACCAACAGCTTCATGTCCAATGATTACATTATCATCCACACTTGTTGCATTAAAAGCTGATCTTCTGCCAATTATTACATTATTCTCTCCTGTAAGTGCTGCCGCAGCATCCTCGCCAACTGCGACATTTTGATTACCAGCATTTGCACTTAATGCACGATAACCAACAGCCGTGTTACTGCTTTGACCAGCATTACCATCACCTGCTTCAGCACCAACAAAGGTGTTTTCTGTTCCTGAAGCTATTAATTTACCAGCATCATGCCCTATTAAAGTATTGTTATTAGCACCACTAACTAAGGCAGCACCTGCATCCTCACCAAATCTAGTATTATCAGTTCCTGCATCTACTGACATAAT